AGCAGTTTGGGTTGCATGGAGTATAGAATGATAGTGTTGCTTCAGGTGATGCTTGTACATAGTATACGAATGATAAATCAGAACATGCGTGTGTATGCATACTCATATCATGCTCATGATCCACAATTGTGAACCATGCTTTCATTATATGTGGTGATAGTCTATCAGTTCTAATACCAGCACCATCAAGACACTCAATTATTTGACTAGAGATAGCAAAGAAGAAGTCATTAAGATCTTCCTCATGATGCAACAAGCATTTATCTCTGGTCTCACCTGTAATACTAAGATCACCTTCTGGATCTGGTTTGAAATGAAACTCAGTCTTACTGTGTAACAAATCATTCCAATTACCATCTATACTACACTGGTAAATAGCAGTAGGAAACAATGGATGTATTTGATTATTAATCATGACAGTTGAATCATATGGTAGTTATCTCGCCAATGCTGAGGATCTACAAGTAGAAGCCAAGAACATCTTAGCAGTTGATCCAGATCAGAAGCTTACGTGGTGGTATGATTTCAATAGAGCTCCAGAGAATATAATAGAGAACTTCATATTCAAATCAGCAAGACAGCATAACCTATTTCATAGTTATGTTGGTGCTGAGTGGTGGATAAGAGAGCATAAAACCATCGAGAGTGATTGGAGATTCCATGCAGATCTTGATTTAGATAGACGAGAGAAATATAATGAAGTACATGCAGCACCATTCTCTAGTGTAACATACTTATGTGATAGTGGTCAACCAACTGTGTTAGTAGATCATTATGTTGACTGGAATAATACAGACGAACATATTGTTGGTGATAATAACTGGACATTCTGGTCTGCACCTAAGTTAGGCAAGCACATCAATTGGTCTATACCATACTATCATGGAGTACCAGCAAACTTTGGTTCTTTAATAGATGAGACTAGAATTACACTCATGTATAATGTATGGAGATGGAAACCATGTGAGCCTGCATGTGTAGAATACAACCTACCATATGAAATATCACAAGGTGAAGCTTATCTAAACGCAAAAAAAGATACTGAATTACCTTGGCTAGAACCACACGGTTACTTTAACTGTGAACTAGAAGGTTATCCAATATCTATGCAATATCATGGTTACTATCAACAACACAAGAGTTGGATGGTAACACAATTACCACCAGAACATGTTGATACTACCCCACATTTTCCCACGCAAGATTCCCAGACTCATTAAAGATGCAAGCATAAACATAATGATCTGCATCAGGACAATTACTGGCTATAGGAAACCAATCCTCTGCATTTGATTGTGCTGTAGTTATACTACTATATCTTAGAGTACCATAAGTACTATTCTTAAACTCTGATAACAGTGGATCAGACATGAATCCTTCATACCATGTCCAAATGGTATTAATCTTAGCTGTATCACCTGCAGCTTCTAATATTCTTATCTTTGAAGCATCATACCATAGTACTGGTAATCCTATTGCTTTAGAATAATCGCTAAGTGTGTTTTGTAGTGCTTTATAGTCCATAGGAGTTATATTAATCATCATAAGTTGATGAATACTGTCTTAGTAGTTTATATCTTATCTGGTTAAAGTATGTAGCTGGTTCAACAACATGTCTCCATTTACTCTTATCAATAGCATTGATTGCATAAAATTCTAGATCTTGATAATCATATAACAACTCACGAATGAATACATCTTGTATTAAAGTTTGTACCCATGTAACACATACTCTTCTTTCTCCTTTAGTCACAGGTGTTACCTTGTGCCATAAGTTTGGATCAAATAATATACATTCACCTTTATTGAGTCTGTAAGCATATGTTTCAGATCCCATTATAACTTCAAGATCACCACCTTCATATTCATTATGATCATTGATCGCTGTTATCATCACATAATCTGTTCTCAGTTTTCTACCCATGATAGGAGCATCATTATGAAAATCATAATGACCTCGATCTTCTTCAGTATACTTAACAAACATCGGTCCTGATGTTCTCTTCACACGGATAGCAGATGCGAAAGGAGACTTCCAGAAATAATCTTCCCATAAAGCAAATGCAGTATCATTATGCTCTAATTGTAAAGATCTTTTTATCTCTCTATTAGATGTACCACTATCACTACCATCTATAAACTCACCTTCATCATAGCATTTTTGAATTTGATCACAAATGGATGCATCCATCCACATCATTTTACGAACCATATTTACATACCTGCAGCAGCTTTAGCCTCATCCAATTTTTTCTGATCTTCTTCTATCTGAGCAATTAATACCTCAACAGGATCAGTCAAGTGTGATGAAGATGGTACATTATACAATGGTGCAGGTCTTGAGAACCTTAACGCTAACATAACATACTCATGCATAATTAAATCTAATTGATTCTGATATCCAGCAGCAGCAGTTTTATCAGAATCTGGTGGGAATTGAATGAACTGTTCATCACTTGCTAAGTAAGCAACACCAGCATTATGAGGTTGGTAATGCTTTTTGTAAACAAGTGGATCAATAGGAAGATCAATCTTAGCTAACACCTTTATACCACTCTCAAATGCATCAGGCAAAGCTCTAATACGTGATCTATAATCTTTCCACAATAGTTTTTCGTCAGCAGTAACAGGTGCATCCTCAAGCATTGTCCAATCAGATGTAGCAAGGAAGAAATCTCTCCATCCTTTTATTCTTGATAAAGACAACCCAGTCTCATCCCTCATTACTCTTTTAAACTTTCTGTCTATATCATCTATCTCTACTGAGAGTACAGCATCAAATGCTTCTCTAATCTTAACAACAAACTCTGTTGCTGTTGATAAGTTTGGTTCATCAAATATATAATCCTTCCAGAAATACTCACCAGTAGTATGATTACGAACATACTTAGTCTTGTTACAAGTATATGATTGAGTTGTACCATCATCCCAGAACTTAAACGTCTGCAACCTATCCTTATCAGTACTCCACAAAGGATCCATAATTGGAACAATATACTGAGTCCAATCACTATCTGATATGGTTTTGGTAGTAATACCACGAGTTATCACTCTGTTAGTACCACTAATAATTACTGTGTTGTTATTGATCTCAGACATTTTATTATACGGGTTGTTGATAGAACCATCCTGTTATAATATATTTAGTTCCCTTAAGAACCAAATTACCCCTATGAGTGTGTGTATAACCAGCAGGCCATATCACTACTGTACCTGTGGTAGGTTTAATCCTTCTCTTTTGATAGAAGAACTCAGTCTCACCACCTTCAAAATCTTCATTGAGATATATCATCCACGTAGCAGTTCTATGTGCTTCATTATATGATCCATCCTCATGATGAAATACATGATAACCACCTCCCTCTGGAGTCTGTTGCATCTTAACATGCCAAGACGTTAAAGGAACTGACCCCAACGAATCATATACTGTACAATAATGGTTTAATGTAGCCTGTAAGTATTGATTAACTTGAGCTGAAAGACTACCATTCAAAGAGTCTAACATACATCCAAGATCATTACGACCCAGTGATCTTGTCTTGAACTGATTACCACCAGGCATAGCATATGGTTGACCTTCATATGGATCGGTCAAAGGCACGTCTCTCTCATTATTAGTAATGATTGCTTGCTGCTGCCAAGTATGAAACCAATTGAGGAGATCATTACAAAGAGCAGAAGGCATAAAATTATCCCACACTCCTATAAAATCATCAAACTTTCCTTTCTCACCCATTAGATTCATGGGCATAATAGGTGTCACCATCTCCATATAATTAGATGCACCAGTAGCTGTTATCGCCATAATTTAATTTACCAAGCTTTAATAAGATATTTTACTCTAAAGTATTTTAACACAAGTGGAACAGGTGTGCGTGGAACAATACCAGCAGATACTGTTATTTGTTCAGCACCAGTCATTGTAAGTGTACCATCATTCACAGTCATTGCAGCTGCAGATGGTGTAACTGTTAATGTTTTATCAATGAAGAATGATACTGCTTGATCATTATCATTGTCTAGATTTTCATTAACTTTGTTTTTACCATAAGGATTGGAGTATGCATCACTAGTACCTGGATCAACAGCCTCTTGAGTTGGCTTATCACCAGCATCAGTTGCAGGGTATGCCCTTCCAGGTCCCCACATGATTCTTACTCCACCAACACCTCCGTTACCTGCAGTAGCTTGAGTGTCGGAACTATTAGGAGTATTATAGCACGAACCGCCTCCACCGCCAACCTCTCCACCATTTCCACCATTAAAAGGTGTGTATGATGATGTGGATCCAACACAATCTTGTGAACTTCCAAACTGAGTTCCAGCTCCACCACTTAGACTACTTAACTGCCATGCTATACCACCTGGATTATCATTAATTGAAGTTCCAGCAGTACCAGTATTTGTTAGATTCCATCCAAAACTATATGTACCAGCAGCAACAGTACCAAGATCTATATTAGTATCAGCAGTACCATCTTGTATTGCATTAGTATTTTTCTTTACTCCATCCCAATAAACATCAGCAATATCATCAGCTTGAACCCTAATCCATACCTGTGTAGTTGCTGCTATCTCAATTCTCCTCTGACCATATGTATTCTGATTTAGATATGGATCAGGAAGATGTTCATTTCCTGGTAGAGGTCTACCCTTAGCAATACCATGAGTTTGCATAAATGTAGACCAATAAGTATTGGTTGCAGTTGTTGGATGAACTAGTACCCAGTTATCATTGTTTTGATAAGGTGCAGTTACACTCTGACCAGCAGAACCACCAGAACCTCCACCACCACCATTCATAGTTCCACCTTCAGTGGTTTGGTTAATTGGAGTACCTTGAACACCATTTTGTCCAGTAAGTCCTTCTAATCCTACTCCACCACCACCAGCACCACCAGTAGTTAAGTTTTGGTGCGATCCAGCACCACCACCACCTCCAGATCCAGCACCATCTACAATAGTTCCAGTACCACCATGAGTGTTACCTCCACCACCATCACCTGAATATCCACCTGCACCACCTCCTGCACCAAATGTAGTAGCATCACCTCCATTACCACCACCATCACCTACAAAATCTCCACCATTCTTAGATGTATATGAAGATCCTCCTTTACCTCCACCACCACCTTTAACAGTAGAAGCAGATATGAAATAACTATCATCACCTTCAGGCCAAACTGATGGATATGTCGTATCTGTACCTTGACCACCAGCACCTACGACTACTGTATAACTGGATCCTGGTGCCACTGTGATATTATTTTTATACCCAAGGCCACCACCACCTCCAGCCTGTAATATTCCTGTACCACCAGCACCACCACCAACACATACAACACAAATAGACGTTACACCTGCAGGTGCTGTCCAACTATGAGTACCTGCTGTTGTCCATTCTTCTTGACCAATAGCAGCTTGAGTAGTTCCACTAGTATATTCATGTGCATATGTTGGAGATACATCATATGAATACTGTGCTTGTGTGGGTGATAATGGATCTATACCTCTTCTTGGTCTATACTCACAGAAATAATGTGAGTGTTCAGCAGCGTATCCTCTCTCTTCAGGAACCCACTGTTGAACTGGAGATCTGTTAGTAACATAGTTTGGTGATTTAGTATCATCAAAAGCTGTACCTTTTTGGTATGCATTCGGTCCTGCCTCACTACCCAGAACCATATGGCCATGTGGTGGTGGTCCACTTAATGTATGTGGTTGTAATGGTCCCACCTTTATAACTGCTTGACCAGTCAATGTTCCTTTAACAAATCCTGTTACAGCATTATATCCAGTTACACGAACTGTCCCAAACCCATACTCCTCAAGTTGCCTAGCTCTGCTAATATACCATTCACCACCAGTCATACCCACTTCCATAGTAGATAAGTCTGGTGTAGATGATCCAGCTCCATCAATACCATCAGGACCATTAACTCTCTTCATCCTCATATCTGGTAAATTAAATGTACCAGTGAGTTGAGTGTTATCACCCCAATCTCTAAGGTCAACTAGAGTAGGAGCAGTTCCACCATACTTATTCTGTATTGCATCATACAATAAAGGGAAGTCAGCAATATTTAATTGTCTTCCATCACAATATAACCAACCAGGATACTGGTGCTCAACCTTTGATGCATTGGTAGAATCTGTACCACTACCATCATGTTCACCTACAAAAACAGACATGATAGCCCCAACAGGCATACCAGAGTCGTTGCTCATGTCTGAATAGTGGTGGTTAAAGGATCCTCTTTCTCTAGGCATGTTAATACTTTATTAGAAATTCCATAACAATGTATGGTGAAACAATATCATCAAACTTATTTACACCAGAAGTAGTTATATTAACAGATGCTTCAAGACCATCTGGTCTCATGGTTGTAACAGCAGTAGTACAAGCGAAATCAGTATCACCTATATCTCTATCAAGAATATGAGAGTGCAATGTACCATCAACAGTATCAGATCCACTAGGAACTTCTACCGTTTCCTCAACATTTCTAGCAGTAGGATAGCAAGGTTCCATTATATTATCATTAACAGTATCATATGGTCTTTGTTGTCCAACATTGATAGTTGTTGAATCAGGCCATGAGGTTGATGTAACTACACTATTACCAGATATTTCTTTACCAGCTCTATCAGTAGGTATTCCTTGAGCAGTACAATCAGCTGTACTAAGAGCAGATGCTTTCCAGTTACTATGTCTCGCTTGTCCCTGTCCAACCATTATTGTATAATTCTGATGAGCACCAGACTGAGTTGCCCACCCTAAGAAATGGTTATCGAAAGATGGACAATTACCACCATTACAAATACCAATCCCATCTCCATTTA